TAAAGATAAAGCATCCTTTATTGGTATACCTGACGGTGGCTCAAGCACTGACAATTCTTTCTTCATACGAAGATTGAATATGGCCTTTAATCGGTCACCCTCCGTTTTTTCTAACGGAGGGATCAGGCTTAAACCACCGAAGAGCAGTAGTGATTCTAGTGAAATACTAGACAAGTAACTAAACCATTGGCTTTGTTTCTTGACTGGCATTACAGGATAGGATGGGTGTCTTAAACCACCCATTACCTCATCCGCACCCAAAGGGATGCCCAGTTCACATGCTGCCCGCCACGACGGCTGAAACTTCGAGAACTTAAACAAACCAGCTTGCCTCAAAGAGGCACGGGTTGGCTGCTCAAAGTTCAGTCGGTGGCCGCGGAACGCGGATGGAAGATTATACCAATTAATCTCACCTTTCGTTCCGCCGGCAGGAGCGACCCAGTACGATAATAATTGATACTGGCGCTCATGCCCTTCCTCGTAAGGCTGCTCACAAAACAACCCTCTTGTTTTGTGTAAAAAGGACTTAGGACGGGATATTATTCCGCCTAAAGACCTAGAAGCAGCATCATAGGCCTCACGCTTTGCGGGGGTCATACGAGGGATCAAGGCGTCATCACCAGTCGAAATACATCTCCACAGGCCTACTTTGTAGACACTGTAGAATGTAACGAGTGGCAGGACGGCCCACGATGTGGGTTCGCCCATCATTGCCCCTCGGGTGGTAATGACGCCTTGCCTGGCAATATTAACTCCCCTCCCCGGAAATTCCGTGGAGGGATCCGAACATCGCTTATACCAATCCCTATAGGAATTGGCGTAAGAAACCAAGTCTTCTTCCGACAGACAAGGGACATCGAGAGCTTCCGTATAACGGTTGCAAACGAAGTCATCGAGGTTCGGCGCTAGCCAGGCTAACTTGAAAAATGAGGATTGGAAGAACTGTAATTCCTCGAACTGCGTAATCGCAGATTCGACGGAATAGTTATGGGTTGTAACCCCTTCCGAATGGTGTATCTCGACTTGACCAATCAGTTGATCAATGTCAAGATCGAGATAAATGACTTTTTCTATTGAAATGTCATGCACCTCCTCATATTTCAAGTCAATTCCAGGTAAAGCTTTACCATACATTGGTAAAGGCTTGCCTCCCTTTTGTATTACAGAAGGGAAAGCAACAACTCGACGACCAAGCACCTTAGGTGCTATGATCGTCTCAGCTTCACCTGGAATTAACAGACGGGGACCGAAGAGTAAAGGAATGAATTTTTCAAACCTTCGCAACTCTGGAACATAGTCCAAGAGTTCCTCATACAGTACCCGCTGTGCCCAAAAGCCATGGCAATCAGTCGCAAAACTTAAGTCTTGTGAATACCATGACCCGGGCTCCCCACGCAAACGCACGCGCTTCTTTCCTCCCAATGATTGGGAAGAACGCGGGTCTTGCAGTAGGAAGTGGTCAGCAGCCTTACGAAAAGCTTGCTGAACCAAATTAGCCGCAGTGAGCCCCAGAGTAGGGATACGAACTTTCATACCCTTTTCAGGGGCAAAAATTGCCCTTGCTGGGAGCACCTGACATAAGTCAAGTGCTAACTCACATGCGTCTAATAACACGGCATTGACCACTCTAGTATCTCGGATATCTGTGTGTAACATAGTATCCACCAAGTGATAACGGGGTAGTGATTCACTACTCTGTTGTTGCTTGGCATAGAGATATTCATAGAGTGCCCTCGTGCCGTGATCGCGGATTACAGACCCGATCTTAAATAAAATAAGATCGCGATAGGCAGCAGAATGCCCCCACCTTAAGGAGGGGTATCCTAAACCAGCGTTTACGCTTGGCTCTGCCCAAATCGAGATTGGTCCTTTTCCGCGATTCCTTGCCAAGTACCCCCTGATAAAGGACCGCCAATCTGGTGGCTCAATAGGAGGGGGCCTGGTTAACCGATACTCAAGGTCTTTAAAATAAGAACCTTTATCGGCCAGGTATCCAGGCAAGGAAGGCAGTGATCTAGCAACATAGCTAAAGATCAGTGCCTCTCTACCCGTCATCCACTTTACAAGTCCATGACGGGGTAGACTTCCTCCAAAATAATGAGCTCGACACAATGTGGCAAGCTCCTTAATTTGGAGAGCGAAAGAGAAAGGTTTTTCCACCAAATGAACCTTAATAAAATTAAGGTTCCTTAAACCAATTGATGGTATATAACCCTTCTTCTTTCTGATCTCTTGATACGCTAGTGACACACAGTCAAAGACTGTACGTATAGCGTCAAGAAATTCATACCTTTTAAAGTATGCTTTTCTTGCACTGAGAGAAGCCTCGCCATCCTTAGGATAACCGAGGCCTTCCCTGCGATTCAGAGATCTTTCACTAGAACATGGGGCTACTGAATCAGTAGTTTTAAAGAACTTAAGCGTTTGTTCCGCCATAAGGACTCTCCATGTTTCTAATGAAACGCCTTTCCCAATGTCATTGACATGGGACCAGACGATATCTTCAGGATAAACAAGACAAAGAACATCAATGATGTCATCTGTTATCCTGAAGCTTCGAGCCACTTTCTCCAGGCCCGAGCGAAGAGAAACTCTTCGTTTGGGTAAACCTGGAGAAGTTGTATGCTCCAACCGTTTGGGGACCAATAGCCCCCCTACGATTGATCGCATTATTTCTCGAACATCTCCAGGGTATGGAATAGGAATCCTTTGACCATACCCAATTAAATGGAGATCATATCCTTGGCCAACCCATCGAAACTTTAAGCAATTTGCCAAAAGTTCTACGGGCTGGACAAGGACGTGCCGTAGACGTCTTTCCTTAGACAATCCTTTCGTCGCGGGATAATAATCTCTCATTTAAGGGATTTAAATATCTCCGCGAACTGCTTCAACAGTGCCATTGTCCCATCCATAGGAGGGGTAATGACCGTTGGAGTGCCTAAGGGGGAACCAACAGGCGAAGAAACTGTATTCAGCGACTTAGCCTGGGAATCCCGTCTACGGACAGGCTTAGCTAATTTAGGCAAGACATCATTGATGCCCGCCTTATTGAACTTAGCCTGTAACTTCTGGTATGCGGAAAAGTATCGACGTTCCCTAGCGGTTTTACCGTTGGGTACTAAGGGTATCCCCTTATACTTTCCCTTGACGGCGGACCATTCTTTGATGGCCAACGCCCTACCAGAAGCACCCGAGGGTTTATGATCACGTGACCACACGGAAAAGGACTTCCCATCAACCTCTTTCTTAGAAAGGGCTGTAAGGAAGCCTTCTCCGTGCTCACGGAGCCCCCGGATGATCCAAGCAGGAAGGGCAGCTCTTTTAATAAGTTCTGCCCTTCCTTCCTTGGTTAAAACCGACAAATCGTTAATAACGGGTTGGCCATTAGCCACCCGAGCACGATTTAAAAGGTCCTTAGGAATACCTTCAGACCTAGGTCGGTTTTCGACCTTAAGAGGAGTTTTCTCTTTCTTAGGATCGACTGCTGTGGGTTTTGGGGGGGGCACTTCAGCCCTCTTACCCTTTACGGGTTCCGGCACTGATTTGCCCTCCTCCACCACAACAGGAGCCTTGATCGGCTCAACGGCAACAGGTGCTCCCTCACCAGGTCTCATTTGAGATTTGGGGGGGGACAACTGGCGGGATTCCGCCTGGTGTCGCGCACCTTGTGCCGTTAAAGCTGCTACTGAAACCGTCAAAGCATCAATAGATGCTTGAAGGCTTTTGATCTGAACCTTGAGTTCGGCATTTTCCCTCCTCA